TGTACAGATTGTTAATATGATATCAGCTTTTTGGGAAAAAGTCTATAGCAGATTTGTGAACTTTTTTACTAAAAAACTATAAGTTTTAAAATTAAATGCGACAAGAGGTATTAAACCTCTGCCGCATTTATTTTTTTGTCAGTGGCACAGGATGCGGCAGAGAGAATCTGCCGCATTTTTTATTTGCAGAAGGAAGGAGATGGACAAGGTGGCAAGAAAGTACAAGCGTCTGAACTATTCAGACAGAAAAGCTATCGAAGCAATGTGTAAGGAAGGGAAGCGAGTGACTGAAATAGCAGAAGCTATGGATGTACACCGAGCAACCATCTACCACGAATTGCAGAGAGGTGGAGCTGACGAAGGCAGAAGAACACAGTACAGTGCAGAGATGGCGCAAAGGGCAATATAGACAGTTCCCTGCATGACGCAGGGAAGTACATAAAAAGGAGAGCGAAACACATGGCAACAAAAGAACAGGAAAGACAGGCAATCAAAAAAATTCAGGCGATTATCGAAGGACTTGGAGCAGACAGCTATCTGGCAGCAGCGATGGAAGGTGTGCTGGAACTGGCAGAGGATAACATCAGAGACGATGCGATGTACAGCTGGAAGCAGAGAACGGAATCGGCGCAGCAGAAGCTGGCAGCAGCAGAGCATCAGCTGGAACAGAAGGACATCGACCTGAACACAGCGAAGGCTGACATGAAGGAGATGCAGGAAGAGCTGACAGAGCGCAGGAAGGAATGCCTGAAGCTGCGGATGACACACGGACAAGCAGAAGACCTGATTGAACTGGTACGAATTCAGCAGGCGATGTCAGAAGAAAAAGCAATCAATGCGGCATCCAGTATGGCATACGCAGTGATGAATGGCGAAGATGCAAAGGACTTCGCACAGAGATGGAACGATGCACAGGAAAGAGCGAACAGGTGCAAGGAACTGGACACAATGCTTCAGAAGTACATGGAGGTATAAGGATGAATAATCAGAGAAGAAAGCGGCTGGAAACAGCCGCACAGCTTCTGGAAGAAGCGAAGGCAATCATTGAAGAAGTAATGGAAGAAGAGCAGGAAGCATACGACAACTTGCCGGAGGGCATCAAGTACAGTGAGCGTGGCGAACAGATGGAGAGCAACGCAGGGCAACTGGAAGAACATGTGGACACGATTGATGAAGTCATGGAATCAATCGGCGAGATGTAGGAGGTGCGGGAAGATGGCAGAAGCAAGAGTATATGGCTATGTAAACGGAAAGCCAGCATACAGCGCAGATGAATTCAAGTACATGCGAAGAGGATTCGGAGCAATCACGGATGATGCAAAGCTAATGGAGTACGCAGAGAAGGTCACATCAGGATGGCAGCAGTCAGGTCACAAGAGAACATTCACCGGATTCTACATCAGTGACTATTGCATGAGTGAGCCATGTGCCAGTCTGACGAAGGTGGAATTTGAGAGACTGAAGGAACTTCAGAAGGCAGAGGAAAAAAGACTTCAAGAAGCAGATGAAGCGAGACAATGGAAGAAAGTGGACACCGTGTACTATGCAGACAACAGCATAGAAGAGGTATGGGAAGACAAGGACGGAATCAGGAAGACCGTGATGACCACAGCACCGCATGGCGATGCCTGTTATTGATGGAGGTGGAACATGGAAGACATGATAATTTTACTGATATACATGGCATTTCTATTCGGATTCATAGGTCTGGCAGCGGTCATGACGGAGCTGACAGAGCGCATCACATTTCTGAATAAGTTTGTGGACTGGATATTGAAACGAATGGAGATATAGAAGGAGGTGGCGGGATGACATTCTATCATGCAACAACACCGGAATGTGCAGAAAAGATTGCAGCGAGCGGGCGCATCAAGAAGGGAATGGATGGCTGCGTGTATCTGTGCAAGGCAGCAGCTGATGCCTGCAAATTCCTTGCAATCAGGGGAATCAAGAAGGTGATTGTGTTTGAAGTCGAGCTGAAGGAAGAAGAGGTACAAGAGAGCTTCGACCATTCCGAAGCATTCTTCCAGTGCAAAGCGTACATATACAATAAAAACATCCAGAGGAAAAGTATCAAGACCGCATGGGAATACACATTCAACATATAAGCCGAAACAGGGTAGCAGCCCTGTCTGGACATGATGGCAACATGTTCACTGACGATGGCAAGCCGACAGACAAAGTCAGGACACCGTGAAAACATGGCGGCGGGTGCATCCTGCCAGAAAGATGCACAGACGGTCAACAAGTTTTTCGCAGCTTTTTAATGTGAAAAGGTGCAACACGGTGGACATCGCCAGAAAGCAGGTGGAGCGGATGCCAAAGACAAGACCGCCGCCAGAAGGAGGAAAAGAAATGATGCAGGACAAACCAGTGCAGATTCTGGAACTATTCGGAGGAATAGGAAGCCCACGATGCGCACTGCGAAATCTGGGGATTGAGACAAAGGCAATCGACTATGTGGAAATAGATGAAAAAGCTGTCAGGTCATACAATTCCATGTTCAGAGATGAAGCAGGGTACAGGACACAGTCAGTGGTGGGATGGAATCTGAAGCCAGATATTTTAGTACACGGAAGCCCATGTCAAGACTTCAGCATCGCTGGACAGCAGCGAGGTGCTGACGAAGGAAGCGAAACACGAAGCAGCCTGATGTGGGAGACCATACATATTATTGAACAAATGGGAGAGTGGAAGCCAAAGTATGTCATCTGGGAAAATGTAAAGAATGTCACCAGCAAGCACATGATTGCGAATTTCATCAGGTATCAAAAGGAGATGGAGCGCATGGGCTACACAAACAGCTACGAGGTACTGGACGCAAGGGAATTCGGACTGCCGCAGGCAAGGGAAAGAGTATTCACAGTGTCAGTGCTGGGTGGCGAAAAGTTCAGCTTCGATGACCTGATTCGCACACCGATGCGAGACATTAAGGAATTCCTTGAAGACAATGACACAGTGCCGGAAGTGTACGATGTGACACAACCTTCTGTGTACAATGTCATCGGTCACACAGGCATCAAGAGAGCGACTGTCATCAAAGACTGTGCATTCACAATCACGACACGAATGGACAGGACACCAGCGCAAGTGATTGACTGCGGTGGCGGGCGGTACAGATACCTGACAGAAAGGGAATGCTGGCGATTGCAGGGCTATACAGATGAAGAATTTGAAAGAGCAAAGGCGGTGCAGAAGCGTGTGGGCAGATACTACATGTCACTGTACAAACAGGCTGGAAACAGCATCGCAGTGCCTATCTTTGAAAGTATCTTCAGAAAAATCATCAAAGGAGAAGTCGAGGAGGAAGGACAATGAGCGAAGGAAGAGTGGAATGTAGGACGCTGACATTCGGTGTCACTGGCGAATTTATCACACAGCTGGTGCGTGAGCAGTTCTATCTGGAAGCTAAAGGATATGAAAATGCAATGGAAATCCTTCTGTCTTGCATGGGCGGCACAGATATGCCGGAAGAGCAGCTGAAGAGATATGCAGAAGATGTGATTCTGGGCAGAGCAGAATTCAAGGGAAACACAGCAGATGGCACATTCTGCATGACAGCATACGATGCAGGAGAAGAGCCGAAAATCAGCGGCAGCTTCCGCATATTTGAAATGTACACCAGAAAGGCGAAGAAGCTGAAGGAGATGGAAGAAGAGCTTCACAAGATGCAGGAGTGGTATGCGGTAGCGATGGAGCATGTGCCTTCGTATGAGAGGGATGCGGTACTGGAAGAAACAGGGCAGCAGGTGAAAAAGGAAAAGCCATCAATGCTGGATTCATTCATAAAAAGGATGATGGATGAAGAAGAACACACGACAGAAGATTATGGATGGCTTGCGCCGGATGGCACATTCTACGCTGTGGAATGGGGAGAGCATCAGTCGTGGGCGATGAAGTATGTGGAAGAACACTATCCCGAAGTGTACGAAGAAACAGACGAAGAAGGCGACTGGCTTGTACAGCAGAAGGGCTGGGTGCTTCTTCACAATCCATCGCAAGGAATCGCATTCCCGACAAGAAGCACGGTCAAAGAATATACAAAGGCACAGCGTGAATTCTTGTATGACTACTACATGGAGAGGGGATGCAAAGAAGAAGCGAATGCTATCTGGAAAGAAGAATAGGGAGCGGGACAAAAGAAAAGACATCGGCAATGCTTGGCGGCTGCCGATGTCTGATGACTTCCCTTGAAGTCCGAAACACATCACAATTATTGTACCACGGACTGCAAGGAAAGTCAATGACTGCGCACCTTGTAGGTGCATTCCCGCCCTTGTAATTGATACTAACACTTCACGGAATATCATTCCGAAGGAGTGATATGCAAGGGAGTGGACAGGAAGAGATGGAAAAGAGAAGAAGGAAGAAGAATGTCTATGAGAAGTATGACTATGAGAGTACATACGAGCAGGACATAGACATCCTTGCAGAGCATCAGATGCTGGAACTTCTGAAGAGTGGAAAGCGTCAGGTGTATGCCACAAAGGAGATACGAGCGGGGGAACAGCTGGAAGTTGAAATATATCCAGAATTCACAAAGGGACAAAGACAGCTGATTCCTGATGAAGCCAGAAGGAAGAAACAGAGACAGGCACAGCGCAATCTGAATGAGAAGAACAGCTGGAAGCAGTGTGTGCGTGTAATCAATGAGAACTTCACAGACCGTGACATCTGGGCGACCTTCACATATACAGACGAACAGATGCCGGAGACAATGGAGCAGGCACAGCAGAACATGCAGCGGTACATAAAAAGGCTAAACTACCACAGAAAAAAGCGTGAGCTTCCGAATGCCAGATATGTCTATACAACAGAGTGCAGCAAGAGAGGAAGATGGCATCATCACATCGTGCTGGATGGAGACATGGAGATGGACATAGTGGAAAGCCTGTGGACAGCTGGACGCAGAAACGAAGTCCGAAGGCTTCAGAAGGACAAGGATGGACTGACAGCGATGGCAAGATACATCACGAAGTCACCTGAAGACAAGGGAAGCAAGAAGGACAAGGGCAAAGGTCAGAAGCGATGGACACCTTCAAAGGGATTGAGACAGCCACAAGAGAAGGTGACACACTACAAGATAAAAGCAAAAGATGTGGACACAGTCGTGAGAAATGAAAATGCACTGCCGGAGCTGCTGAAAAAGTGGTACGGAGCGCAGGGGTACAACTTCACGGAAGGACGCATCAAGTACAACGATTTCAATGGCAGATTCTACATCTACGCAAGGATGTGGAAGCCGAAGGAGGAAGAAACAGATGCAAGACAACGAGATGGAACGCACAGCAGAGCTAAAGGCAATCAGAAGCCGAAGAAGAGAGTTGAAGCGAAGAAGAGAACTGCGCAAAAGAAGACAGCGCATCCGAAGAATCAAGGTGGCAGCAGTGGCGGCGATTCTGATGGTGATTCTACTGGCAGTATCAATGGCACTGGCAAGCTGTGCAAAAGATGACAAGAAGGTCACGGAAGCAGCGACACAGACCACAGGTGACATCTGGCAGCAGGAGACCGAAGGAACAACGGAGCAGCTGCCGGAAGAGATGCAGCTGGTCATCACAGAGCAGGATGTGTATGGCTGTGAGCTGTACGGTGTATATGAATATCCGTGGAATATGATGTCGCAGGATTGGGGGTGTGATGATGTGGAAGGCTTCTACTACCACGAAATATCAGAGGAATGCAAGGCGGCGGGCGGCAGTTTCCCTGTGATTGCGCAGGTCTATACATACATCGTCTGCAAGAATGCGGGTGTCGATTATGAAGTAGTATTTGCCCTGATTGAGAAGGAAAGCAGCTGCGTGTGGACAGCGAAGGGAGACGGTGGCGGGAGCATTGGTCTGATGCAGGTGTCAGAGAAGTGGCACAGCGACCGGATGGAGCGTCTGGGATGTGAAGACCTGACGAATCCATTTCAGAATATCGTGGTCGGTGTGGACTTCCTTGCAGAACTTCAGGACACCATCGGTGACACACCGTACAAGATGGCAGATGTACTGGCAGCATACAACTACGGACTGTCAGGGGCAAAGAAGCACCTGTGGGCGAATGACATCCACTGGTATTCATACAACGAGGAAATCATGGCAAGAGCGCAGGAACTGAAGACAGAGACTGCGGCAGCTATGGAGAGATTGAAAGCAAAGGAGGAAGGAAGATGAAGAAGAGAAGAACAAAGCACAGCTGCCTGATTGTGGACGAGGGACAGCTGCACATGGAGATGCCAGTGACAGCGGCAGAGATGTATGCGGTCGATTGCGTGGTGAAAACCATGCGAAGTAAGGGTATCAGAGAGAACAGCCCATACTGGATTGCGGTAGTAGAACGCACGAAGGACATCCTGATGAATCACAAGGAGGAAGTCAGAAGGATGTATCTGGATTCAAAGAACATCCTGAAGCAGTACATCATCAGAGAGACAGGTGCGGAAGAGTATGCAGCATTCTCGAAGATGATGCGCATGGGACTGACTGGCGATGTCATGCACGACATGAAGATTCTGGAAGAGGTGAGCAGGCGATGAATATGAAGTATGCACTGCGCAGCGAAGACACAGAGCAGATAAATGTGGTCAGCTGGGCATCATGGCAGAGGAATCTGCATCCAGAGCTTGCACTGCTTCATCACTGTCCGAATGGCGGCAGCAGGAACAGAGCGGAAGCAGTGAAACTGAAACAGATGGGAGTGGTCGCAGGAATTCCAGACCTGCATCTTCCGGTGAAAAAAGGCAACTACATCGGACTGTACATCGAAATGAAGTACAACAAGGGAAGACTGGAAGAGAGCCAGAAGACGATGCTGAAGGCACTGGCGGCAGCAGGACACTATTGCGTGGTGTGTTATGGAGCAGAGGAAGCAATCAACATCCTGAAGGAATACTGCGAACTGAAGGCGATTGATACCGGAGCGGGAGAAAATCAGATGCAGCATCCGAATCTGTCCATCCTAAAGGAAGGGAAGGTGAAGGCTTTATGATAACACTGGAAGAATACCTTCAGACGCTAACAGGAGCGAATCTGCTTCACATCAAGAAGGGAGAGCAGACACTATACATGGGCTATCAGGCGAATTTGCAACACGCTGACAGCACCATCTGCCTTCAGGACATAGTGGAGCGATTTCAGGCAGTGCCGGAGATAAAGCACAAAAAGTGGCGGGAGTTGGGATTGATGCAGCCACTTCAGCCGGAACAGACACCGCAGTACAGCTTCAGCGACTTGCAGATGAATCTGTACTACACCATCATCCTGAAGGATGAAAAAAAGGAACGAATCGAAGAGCTGCGAAGGGAAATCATGGAGCATGAGATGCAGCACTGCAATCACTGTCCTGACATGGGGCTGGTGGAAGCATGTGAATGCTGCGATGTATATGGCTGCATCAGAGACTTCGAGCAGGAGCTGCGCAGTTTGGAAGAATAAAAACCAGAAGGAGGAAACACATCAATGAAGATTATTGCAGTAATGAATCAAAAAGGCGGCATCGGGAAGACGATGACCGCAGCATCCATCGCCTACATTATGGGCGAAGAAAAAGGATTGAGAGTGCTGGCAGTGGACGCTGACCAGCAAGGAAACATGTCGATGCTGTATGACAGCTTCGAGCCAGAGGGAGCGGGATTGCCGGAGTTGCTAGAGCATCACAGGCTTGTCGGCGGCAATTTCAGTACAAATGACCTGATACAGACCACACCATACGGACACATCGACATCATACCATGCAACGGTTATCTGATGCGCACAAATATGAATCTGCTTCTGAATGAGAGTGAAGACCAGATTGTCAGATTCGCAGCGGCGATGACGGAAGTGCAGGATGTGTATGATGTCTGCATCGTGGACTGCGGTCTGCTGATGGACATGACAGTGACAAATGTGCTGGTGGCAGCAGACATGGTCATCATGCCTGTGAAAATTGGAGGATTCGAGATTGAAGCCATCGAGAACATGCAGGAACAGGTGGAAGACCTTCGCAGCTTGAATGCGGACATCAAGACAAAGGTGCTGATGACAATGCGCCAGAAGAATCAGACATCGCTTCAGGTGGAAGAATGGCTAAAGGAGAAGACAGACTGCTTCACAACAGCTGTCAGAAGGTCAATCATTGCAGAGAAGGCAACGATGGCAAGACTTCCGCTGCCGAAGTTTTCAAAAGGATGTATCGTCACACAGGACTATCGCAACATCGTCCACGAAATCATGAAGGAGGGCAAATATGCAGAAGAATCAGAAGATGTCAGAATCTGACACCATAGAAGGCACAGCGACCATCAGCATCGCACAGCTGGATGTCTTCCGGCAGCAGGCAGAGACCATCAGGAAGATGGAGAAGGACAAGGAAGAGACGAAGCAGCTGCTGTCACAGCTGGTGTCACATCTGGATGATGCGACATACAAGGAACGCTGCGCAGAGATTGATGCCATGAAGCGAATATCAGACAGACAGCTTCGGAAGTTATGCGATGAAGCAGCAGAGACCATCGAGATATATGTCGATGCACAAGTCCTGAAGAAAATCATCAGGAAGTACATAAATGTGAATGGCAGCGAAGCTGCTTTCGAGATTGCGAAGATGAAGAATGACACGCTGGAAGGCATCAGGATTCATCTGAAAGAAGAAAACGATGAAGAAATGGAGGAATAAACAATGGCAGCAGGATGGAGCGTCATGGACGCATTAAACAAAAATAGCAAGGCAGCAGCGGATGACACACCGAAGGCAAGATTCCGCACAAGAGACATCAGCATCAAGAAAATATATCCGAATGAGAATAATTTCTATTCAATCACAGGCATTGAAGAGCTGGCGCAGAAGATTCTGGCAAGCGGTCTGATGGAGAATCTGGCGGTGGTATATGCACCATGTGACAAGGGTGAATACAGAATCATCGCAGGTGAAAAGAGATGGAGAGCATTGAGCCTTCTGGTAGAGCGTGGACATGAAGAATTCGAGATTGTCACCTGCCAGATAAAGCAGCCAGCGTCAGAACAGGAAGAGCGCATACAGCTGATTGTGGCAAATGGGTACAGAGACAAGACAGTGATGGATATTCTGGAAGAAGAGCGTCAGCTGAAGGAGTGCTTGACACAGATGCAGCAGGAAGGTCTGACACTTGGAGGATATGACCTGAACAGCGGAAGGCTTCGTGATGTAATCGCACAGATGCTGAATACATCCGGCACAAAGGTGGCACAGATTGAGAGTATCAACAGCAGACTGATTCCTGAATTCACGGAAGAACTGAAGGAAGGTCGCCTGACATTCAGTGCAGCTTATGAAATCAGCGGAATGTCAGCTGAAGGGCAGCAGGAGATGCTGGAAAAATACAAAGAGACAGGAAGCCTGTCATGGAAGGATGTCAAGGAAGCAAAGGATGCACAGAAGGCAGCGAAGGAAGCGGAGCAGCTGGAAGGACAGATGAAATATCCTGAAGACTATGAAGAGCCGGATGGAGAGGAAGAAGCGGCAGAGGAATCTGAAGAGGATGCAGGAGAAGATGAAGACGCTGCGGCAGCAGGCGAAGAATACCAGACACCGCATCCTGAAAGCATCACATCCATCTGCTACGGATGCCAGAGATATTCCGAATGCAATGTGAAGACATCGACCTGCACCAGCTGCGACCAGTACATAAACAAAGCAGAAGCGGAGAAGACCGAAGAGCAGAGATACAACGAAGAACAGGATGCCATCGACAGAGAGACAGCAAAGAAACTGCGTGAGATGCAGCAGGAAGAGAAGATGCAGAATCTTCCTTCAGACCATGAGAGCGGGTGCAAGGTGCATGACATTCG